TAACCTCTTCCACAACTTCTTCAACGACAACAGGCTTAACCTCTTCCACAACTTCTTCAAGTTCTACAATAGGTTTGGTATCTTCAACTACTGGAAATTCTATTCCAAGGTCATTTTCATTATTTGGAATAATTTCAGATATAGAAGAATCCATCTTCTTCTTATTTGACTTACTTGAATTTTTCTTCTTAGCCATTTTTTTATATCCTTTAATATTGATTTCATGTTTCCGTAACACTATTTAACATTCTATCATAATCGGGGTTATTTTTGCAAACCGCCTGACGATAAAAGACGATGAGCCTAATTAAAAGCTCACCGTTCTTAATTTAGAGATTATGAATTAGTTATGATAACCTTACCATAAAGTCCAGGGATAACACATTTTCTGGCCGCTCTTGACATAATAGCTCTTGTCTTAACTAATGTATCAGGATTAGTGAAAGCATCAGTGAGATAAGCCATTTCGTAAGGGGAGAAAACATAACCAGTCTCAGACCAGTTACCAGCACCATTGTAACCAACAAGCATTTCGCCTGTGATGAATGGGTCTACGTATACTCTCCAACGATTAGCGAGTGTTCCAGCGAAATAACGTCCACCAGTTTTGATTATTTGAGCATCAGAAGCGATGTTCGAAGCTTCAAAACCTTTCATTTTTGCCATGAATGTAGCTTCATCAGCAGAAACGATTAGGAAGTTTGTTCTACGATAACGTGCTTTGAAAATCATGTTATCAACGTCGAGGATTGATTCATAGAATGTTTCCATCCAGAATTTGCGCTCTTCGTAAGAAATTCCAACAGGTTGTTTCTTATTGAAATATGCAGTACCACCAGAAGCTAGAGAGAATAAATCAGCTATGATTGTTCTATCCCACTCACGAGTTAGTTCAGCACCCATATTAGATGTCACAAGGCTCATTGCATTCATACCATGATATGCAAGTAAATCTTGTTCAACTTCTATAGTTACATTACCCTTGAGCTTTTTAGTTGTGGCCGCAACATCTTCCGATGTAACTTCCATGTCAACTGTCTGGATATCTGTTGGTGATGTTGGGTCATACTCAACATTGTTTGCATATTCACGTCTTGCGTGAATATCTGAGGAAAGTGATGTTCCATCCGAACGTTTAAAATCGTTATAAAAGATTTTATAGTTTGGTTGAGTGATTGGCTGTAGAGAAACGAATTCTCTGGAAATCATATTAGGATAGATTTGACCAATCATTGCAAGTTGAAGCTTCACAGTATAGGCGATATCGCCTGTGTCTGTTTGCTTTGTCGTTGCTTCATCAAGACTTCTCAATGTGAATTCATTGTAGTCTTGTCCATGCTTTCTACAAGCACCTTGAACAGCATTGTCAATTAAGACAGCCATTTTGTTCTCTTCTAACTCGTTCAACATTTGGCTTCCGCTGAAATGTTTGGCTTCGTCAAGAAGATGTCCATACTTGTCCATAAGCATGTCATTTCGTTCTGTAAATGTTACTTTCATTACAAATGGTCTCCTTCTTATTTTTTACCAAACATTTCGAGGTATTTGGCTTCTGTCATGTTAGGTAGGCGCATTGAGCGTCTATCTTTATTTCTACCGTTAAAGTCAATCAGTTGAGCTTCGGTCAAAAGTGAATCTTTGTCAGATTTCTCTGCGCTATCTTCAGTTTGTTTTGACTTAGAATCAGCTGGCTTGCCAGAATTTTCTGTCATTTCTTTAACGATTTTGGAATTGCTTTCATAAACGCTTTTTACTTCGTCTTTGGTTATGCAATTTTCAAAACAATTTTCAAATGATTCGAATTTAAAGAAGGCTTCATCAGTAGCTTTAAGTTGCTCAATGTATGCCTCTCTAACAGCTTTAATGTGGTCATCTTGGATTGTTTTAAGCTCAAGCTTAGAACTATCAAGATTAGCAATAGCCTCTGTTAATGATGCGGTAATCTTAACAATTTCAGCATCTCTTTCAGTAACGATTGCGCTTTCTTCAACAACTTTGAATTTGTCAGGACTGATTTCTTTGATTTTTTCAATGAGACTGTCAAAAAGAGCAGTTTTAGCTTCTACGAGAGAAGTCTTTTCTTCGAGAGTAGCTTTCATTTCTTCAATCTTTTTGTCGAATTCAGTATTCAATTCAAGTGTAGTTGAATCTACAAGCTGTTTAACCAAGTTTGGCAAAGCAGTTCTTAGTTCTTCTACTGTTTTAAACATAGTAAGTTTACTCCTTATATTAGATTCGATGTGCATGTATTTCTCTGTGTCGAGAACCGAGGGGTCGTCTACGAAATCAACTGAATTAAGTTCAAAATCACTAATTACTTCAAAAGTACCTTCGTGACCTTCTACCTCTTTATCGATACCATAACCATACCCTCTAGTAGAAACACCAATTTTTCCACCTTCATCTAAAATGTCTTTCAACACCTTAGCAGATTCATTGTTAAGTATCTTAGCTTTATAATATGCAAACCCATCTTCCTGAACATCCGTAATCTCTTTAAGTATAGCACCAGACTTTAACAAAGAAGGGCCACCATCAAAAAAGCCAGGATGGTCAACGAGCATTCTTATACGCCCTTCTTCCACCATTGGTCTTAATTTGGCAATAGCTTCATTTGCTACTTCCTTGGGATATACACGATTATTTCTGTTCGGAGTATCTGCTTGCATGAAAGCACCAGAAATGATATAACTCAGTTTTTTGGTACCGTCTTCAAGTTGCTTGGTCTCGACTTTGTGGTCGGTTCCATGCCAATTGATTTCGTGTACTAACTTTTTATTCATAATCGAACTCCTGTTGTATTTACTATAAATGAATGTGTGACTGAATGTCAATGAACTGTTTTAAATAATGCGTAATAGTGTGGGTATGGTATTTTAAGCTCAAGAGCAGTGTTATAATGCACTTCCCATTCATTTATTTGCTTATTTGTAAACCCTGAACGCTTTAACGTGATTTTAATTGCTTTCATTTCATTTATTGTCCTTCAATTTAAACAGTATCGCACTCATTATATCAATATCAACAACCTTACCCGATATGTCTTTAACCTTCACATACATACCATTTGAAGATATTACCTCTCCGTAAAATTGCCGACCGTTATCAAAAACCGAAAGAAAATCCTTCGGGGTAAACCCATCAACAGCGACTTCGAAATGCTCATTGGAGGCGAATAGCTTGATTTCAGCTACATACTTAGCAATTGGAAGTCGTGAAGAAACTGCATAATTATTTGTATGAATTGTATCTGAGTATTCCAGCTTAAATTTCTTAGCATATACAAGATATGTAGCATTGTTAGTTATCGCATACAATCCCCGATATCTATAGAATAGAGAACTGACCTCAATTAATCTATCAATTTCCATTTCATCGGGTATCTCTTTTCTACTAGGCATATACTTATCTAATAGAAAGTTTTCATACTTATTGTCATAATCTTCTATTTTGAATTCTAACTGACATAGACAATTTGATAAACAAGCTGTATTCCCTGCCTGTGGTACCGTTGGTAAATCCTTTTTACCATATGGGCTATTCATTGCGAATGTAAGGCAATCTATACAGTGTTTATCGGTTATACCAAGCTTCCAGTAGATTTGAACATCTTCTGGGAGATATACAATCTTTCCAAAGATGAACATTGGCTTTAGACTATCTGAATACATTTTAAGTCTTCTACTATAATCCATCTTACCAGTTCCATTCATGATATCTTTTGAGAACGTATTCATGAATTGCATTTCTTTACCGATTTGATAACCAATCGAACGGTTTTCATCTTCGGATAATTTGGTTGCATCTTCATCACTAAATTGCTTTCCCAATAAGAATGCCTGTTTAAAGTTGTTTGAAATTGCTTCTCGTTGCAAAGACAAGAACTCATCCCTATCGATGGTATTTGTCTTAAACGCGGAGAAGTTTCTTTCAAGTTCTTTTCTATAAGACTTCTTCGTTCGAAAGAAGTCACCGATTATAGAAGCTTTACTTTTCACATTAGTATTGATTGGAATATCAATACCTTTATTCTTCTTGAGCATATTTTTTGAAAACTTTGCTTCTATGTAATCTAAGATATCCACATTATTCTCCGATTTTCGCCTGAGATAATTCTATCAATTCAAACATCATTTTGCCGATGACTGGGTTATTCTCAACGATTTCGTTCATCTTTTCCCATTCAGCAAATTCACTTTCAGTTAACTTCTCTTTAATGATTGCGATTGATTCTTCCTTTGTTGGAGGCTTCTCTTCATCCTTATCATTTGGATTGATTGTGTTAAGTGAGTTTGCCATATCAAGGGCTTTATCAGCTTCATCTTCCCTTACATCATCCATTCTAAGCTTCATTGCTTTGGCTTCATCTTCGCTCATACCCATTAGAGTTGTATAAATATAAATATCATCAACTACTTTCAAATCAACCTTTAATATTTTTGCAACTTCGGCTTTAAGTTTCTCAATGATGTATATTCGCTCTTGGTCTATTGTTGAGTTAGAAGCCCATTCAATATTGAGTGATGCTAGGTCAACATTCATTCCCTCAATCTTTAAAATGTGCTTATATAGCAATTTAATTGGTGGGGAAATGATAGTTTGAAATCTTCTAATTCTTCTGAGGAAAGTACTCATTTGAACATCTGACGTACTCTTAGCATTAATGTCTAATTCTTTACCGATTAATAGCTTAGGTGTTCCAGTTGAATAAATGAATTTATCCTGATAATACATTACATCTTCAATGTTTTTACCAACTGCAGAGTTATTATTCAATGGAATTACGTTACCACCTGAACCTGCTCTTGTTGGAACCATGATATCTTCGATAACTGAAAGTGGGTTATATTTCCATTTCCATCTACCTGTCTTATTATCGATATATTTACGGCGCATAACTCTTGATTTATATTTATCCAAGAAGTTTAATGCTTCAACGCCTTGTAGTTCACCAACATCAACAATCATGGCATAATTCTGATTAGCTCTTGAAAGTCTGGAAATCATCATTCCTTCTTCCATAAGTAGAATCTGTCTATAAGACAATCTACTTTTCTCTATCATGGAAACACCTTTACCATGAGCAGAATATCGCTTTCTGTCAGTGCTTAGAGATAAATGAAATACTTCATCGCTATCCAACGAAGCAATTGTTTTACCTTCAATATGTTGTAGCATATATGGGCTTGATGATGGGAAACCATCATTCATTACAGGAACTATAGTTCTAACTGGAATATTTCTAAATCCCAAGAATTGTTTTCCTGATACATCTACAACTAGTTCTTCTACATTATCACCATACTTCAACATAGCTCTAACTTGAGCATATAGCTGTTCTTGCATGGATATTCTTGCATCTACTTCATCTATAATATTTTGAGCTTTTTTATCCGTACTCTTAACTTTGAATACTTTTGTTTTATCATATGAGTTCGGATATATGATGAAATCTGCATTTATATCTAAAGCAGAAGAAATCTCAGGCATTTCGTTATCCATCTTGTCAAATTCTTCATAACGAAGTTTATCGCTAGAATCTATATATAATGTCTTTTGAACTTTAGTTCCCCAATAATCATGCTGTTTCGCACTTTCGGGGTAATTATCTTCATCCGATACAACGTCACTTGGTCGTGGCGTTGGGTCGTCTACTGAAACGGATTTCTTTTCTTCGTAGCCAAGAACTCCTGCAATTTTATTTAATATGCTCATATGATTACATCCTTTAATCGTATTCAGGTAATATTATACACCAATATTAACTACTTTGCAATTCCTTACATCCCACGAATTTCTCGTTCAAATGCTTCAATTTCTGGGTCGTCACTAAATTCATGATGTTGTGTAGCTCCATCTTCGCCCTCAGTTCCCATTATACTCGGCATTAAGTCACTTGTGCTATAAACTGGATCAACATGCATATTATATACCATAGAAGCAACGGCATCAGCCATATCTTTTGAGTTGTGAACGAATATACCAGCCGATAATGCAAAGTTATTACTCACTGGAACTTCTATATCATAAACTGGGATTGGGGTTTTTGAATGGATTTTTTCGATTTTTACAATCTTGTGATTGTGCTTATATCCTATATTGATTATATAACCAATTGATTTTAGTCGACGTTTGACAGCAACATTACCACCACCATAAATTTTGTAAATTTCAGTAATACCTTTATATTCTAAAGATGTATCAAATTTGGATAACCAGCGGTCATCTTCTCGCTGTATTCTTTTGGCAAGAGCCTCCTTTAATTGCGTTTTTGATAGTTCCTGTCTTCGCAGTTTACCCTCTTCGCTTTGCCAATAGCCAGAATTTACTTTATTTGCTTGCGCCCTTGACAATTTTCTTCTATTTGATGTCCTAGAAATTTTGGTTAAGTGTTTACTTACTTGCGCTGGATTCATTTTACTATCTTTTAAACGAATTTCCCATGGTGCTAATTTTGAATCTGGGTCGATACCAGCACGAATTCTAGTATTTCGTTTTAATGTTTTTACTCGCCTTGCAATATTTTCTGGTTTATTTCCGAGTTCGTTTAATAGACTGTGAACTCTAGCATGGTCTTCTCTGGTCATCCGTTTGAGATTTATACTACTATTATTCTTTGGGTTTATATCATAGTGATGAACCACTACATCGTCTGAATCTCGCTTACCATTATAATATCTATCAACCATTGAATGTGTAAATACCTGCTTCTTGGTTTTATTATTTTGAAATCTTTCATATCCATTTAAAAAACTCCCCTCATAATTTGAGTATAGAGGCATCAATGAATCTACATTGCTTAAATATTGAGCTTCTTTATAAGTTCCATCACGCAACATAAACTTATGTTCTGGTGTGCATTTTACAATTTCCCCATTATCTAACGTAATTTGTAAATAATCTACAACTTCTTTAGTTTTCCATATCTTTTTAGCAATTGTTGGAATTATTTCACCATCGGATTTACAACCATATAACTCAACATTTGACTTCCCGACCAATTCTTTAATTTTTACATGCTTGCCATTAAGTAATTTTATTTTAGTTTCACCCAAGAAACATCCAGTTGGTGGATGGTCAATTTTATTTCTACTATAATCTCTCTCAAGTTCATTGAGTTCAATTTCGAGTTTTGGATGATATACGGAACGAATTCTACCTTCATACAATGCTGTTCTGAATGTTTCGTATGGCTCTGGCGTTCTATCCATGGAAACATATACCATATTGATTCCATTTCGTTTCATTTGTTGTTGCATATCCTTTGATTGGAACCCATCACAGCTTGCTCTACGAACTCTATACAGCTTCTTTATCAATTGGAAGATTAGATACCTGACTCGTGCTATCTCAACCTCACCAAATTCTTTCTCTGGAACAATTTCCAATAACAATTCAACAACTATTTTTGGTAATCTCTCAGTATAACTTTCCATTTTCTGAGTTTCGTCATTGAATAATTCACGTTTCATATCGGCATATCCCTCAATATAACCAACAGCAAAACCAAACCTATCTTTCGTTATCCCGATATCCATTCCACTATACCTTGGAACATCTGGATTGGTGCAGGTCTTACGAATGAATTCTCTAACTAAGAATTCTGATTTCGGTGAAAGTGTTGCTTGTTCAACGCTGAAAATGCTTTGGAGACCTTCATCAAACATTTCCATAATCTTATCTTTATTACCGATGAATGGCTGAATAGCATGAACACCAAGTCCAGCGATATCTCTTATAGCATTCTCAATATCTCTCTCAAATGCGTCATAGAAATCCATTGGAACATTGATAACCACTTTACCTTTCGGCTTCTCAAATTCATTCAGAATTCTACTTCTTCTATTCAGTTCACCAATTTCAACTCGGAATTCTTGTTTTGAATATGCATCACGATTTACTTTCCACTGGTTATAATCCATGATATGTGCAGATTTATTTCCTGTCTTTCTCATGGCTGATTCTAATTCGTCAATATGCTCAGTTGTGAAATCGTTTGGATATACTCTTGAGGAACCCAAGTATAGAATTCCAGGACGTCTACCCCTTTTCAAAAATCGAGAATCAAGTCGTCGTCTCAAGCTTCTATACAATGTTTTCGCTTCATCAAACAAACCAGTTCCATTTTCAGAACGCTTAGAATTCTTAATCTTTTTGAAGAAGTTTGCTTCATCCATTGCGCCAGAAAATAGGTTAAGACCGATATTTGACGAATGAGAAGAAGATGCTGGAAATAATTCAATCTTATTGGGGAATATTAATGAGTCAGTTGATTTCTTTTCATCAAACATGAAGTTCTCTTGAAAAAAAGGTATCATGCGTATCATATCTTTAACAGTGGCAAAAATGTTCTTTTTACCTTGTCTCTCTGTAACAGATATAATGATTATACCTATGGGAGTACTGGGAGCCAATCGGTAATATCTCTGGGGATATTTCAGACAAGCCAGATAGTAGAGTTGCCACAATACTCCAAGTTGCATGAAAAATGATTTTCCCCATCCAATTGAACCAGTTAATACCACTTCGGATATAACTGAATCTGGGCTATGGATGTTTATGAAATCCTTTCTTAGTTGTGGATATATCGATTCACAAACACCGACACCACTTTCTGGATTTATCCCACAATAATATGGGTCATCTAGGAATGTTTCAGGGCTAACCATTTCATATCTAAATGGATTTGACATCTCAACAATCTCTTCAAATGATTCATTTATAATCTGAGAAATTTTACCTTCTCGTCCTTTATATTCTCTAAATAAATCATTTACGAATTCGGGGTCATCTAGGACGCCGAGTAACTTCATTTTTATCGCCTCTATCTCATTTATTTTCATAGTCTAATCATAGCACAATAGTTTTATAGATGTAAAGAATATCTTGACAATGAATAGATGAATTGTTATAATTGATTAAATGCACATTTAAGGAGTTTAAATTGAATTATACAAACCTACAGGGTATTATAAATAATATTTATAATAAATCTATTAGGGATTTTACGGTCAAGTGCTTAAAAGAAGCCCCTGATTTCCTTTCTGAGATACCAGCTAGTAAAAAGTATCATCCACTTCCAGCGAGAGCCAAGGGTGGGCTTATATGGCACATTCAATATGCCTGTTGGTATGCTAATCTATTTATGCAAGCCTATAAATGGGATTGTGATGGTAAAAAGAAAGTAAATAATATTAAAGGTGATATTGTTCTATCTTCTCTATTACTGCATGATATCGGCAAGATGCAAAAATATCCTAACTGGTGGGATTATATAAATCATCCAGTCGTTGCGGTTAAGATGATACAGAAGAATAAAAGTATGTTGGATGAACGCATTTGGAAGTATATCTCACAGTGTGTCATGCACCATATGGGGCCGTTTGGTGGAGATAGTTTCATGAAACCACTCACCAAATATAATCTGTTGGAACTTGTAGTTTACAATTCCGACTTTCTATCTTCAAGACAGGAGTTACAAGTATGCCAAAAGTAGCAAAACGAAATAAGCATGTTGAAAAAGAACTGCAAGAAATTTCGGACAAAATCAAAGATGTATTCAGAAAGCGAATACATGAACTTGATAATATCTCACAAAGTGACCTAGCAAAGATAATGGGTTGTACTAGAGCGAATATATCTGCCGTTCTAAGCCCTACATTCATTCTTTCTCTCAGAAGTATCTTAGACCTTTCTAAAGCATTGGGTCTTGAGTTTGATATTCATTTCAAAAAGGATAAAAATTATGAAGGTAGGTTGGACACAAATAAGGGGTAACTCTTATCGATTTATAGTTGAGGCGGGTGTTAAGTTCAAAGAATTGCGAGAATATTTAGCAAATGAACATGGACTATATAGACAGCGAATTCTACTCAAAAAATATACTATGCAATTTAATCATGGTGTATATGACGTTGATTTAATAGGAGCAGAAGAATGCCAATTCCCATCATCGGAGCCATATTAGTAATAATCTGTATCGGGATGGTTAGGGATATTTGTAAACTTGAAAATCAGGTAAGTGCATTACAGAAATCAAAAGATTTACTGACGGATGCAGTGCGTGAAATGAACGATAATCAAAAAGAATTATTTGCAAAACAATTGATTGTTGAACTAATACATAACATGGTTACATATGAAGATGCTATAAAAACTCTACAAGATATGGAAATGTGTGATGAACGTGAAAGTGCGTATACAAAGGCATTAAGCCATATATATAGCGAAATGACGGAGGGATGTGAATGATGGAAACGAATAAGATATTAAAGGGAGATTGTGCAAAAGTCTTAACTACATTACCTGATGAATGTATAGACTTAGTTGTTACAAGTCCCCCATATGACAAGCTTAGAGAATATAAAGGATTTGTATTCGACTTTGAAGCAATTGCAAAAGAGCTATATCGCGTACTCAAGCCTGGTGGAACTCTTGTGTGGATAGTCGGCGATTCATCCACTAAAGCCAAAGGGGAAAGCCTGACGAGCTTTAAACAAGCTTTATTTTTCAATTCTCTTGGTATGAACGTACACGATACAATGATATATGAAAAGAATGCAATTCCTTACCCAGAAGTATACCGTTACTATCAATGTTTTGAATATATGTTTATTCTGACAAAAGGTGAACCTAAGACATTCAACGCAATTCAGGATAGAAAAAATAAACATGCTGGAATGAAGGTAAGTGGAACTGAGCGTAAAGCTGATGGTTCTTTGAAAGTTAAACCATGTAAGAAACGTGGTGCAGTGATTAAGAACTTCGGATACCGCTGGAATATCTGGCGTTATAACGTGGGCGTGGTCAATTATGGCGATAAAAGCCTTGCGGTGCATCCAGCTACATTTCCATTGGAACTTGCAAAAGACCATATCAAAACTTGGAGCAATAGGGGTGATGTTGTATTAGACCCTATGGCTGGTTCTGGTACTACTTTATGCATGGCACAAGAATTAGACCGCAAATATATTGGGATTGAACTAGCTCAGGAATATATTGATTTGATTGAATATCGAATGGATGGACAGCGATATCACGATGAACTTGGAATCGAGCGCAAATTAAATAAACTTTGGTAAAGGATAACATTATATGGTTTCAGAAAAAATTAAAAAGTATATCGAAATAACGCAGAATGCAGTTGGAATTAATAGACCAAACGTCAACGATGACATGGGACTTCAATTTTATCATATCGCTGTAGAAAAACCAAATGGTGATATATTTACAAATGTCATTAAATTTATACCAAGTCATTATGATAAAAACGCAATCTCAACATTCGATAGAACGAATTCAATTGAATCGTTAGAAAATTTTGTTGGATGGGTTGGTATCACTAAAAAGATGGAGAAATTAGATAATGGAAATTAGATTATATGCAGGGCAAATTGGCTCTGGTAAAGGTTATATCACGTCACAACACACTAAGAAATTGAAAGAAGTTGGGAAAAGAATCCTCAATTTATCTTTTGCAGACCCTATAAAGAGGTTTGTTGATTCTATGTTTGGGTTTGATAAGAACTTAAAGCCAGTTACAAAAATACTTACAGAGGGCGCATTTGATAGTGAGATTGAAACTACAATATATAATTTTGTCAGGGGAGCTTCTGGCGTTGGAAGAGATATAAAGGTTTCGGAAGAGACCCAAGATGATTATGACCGAGTTGTGAAGTTGGTTAGAAATTCATGGGAATTTGATATAAGTGACGAACACAAAATTAAAAGCATCCGAAAGGCATATCAGTTAGTTGGAACCAATATCGCTCAACCTCACAGAATGACTATCTGGGCTGAGTATATGATTGATATAATTGGAAGGTTTAAAGATACACCTATAGATTACATTATCATTGATGACTTCCGTTTCTTAATGGAAATATTTGTTATAATGACAAAGCTTGGATTTGATGTTGATATCATTCCATATGTTATTATTGCTGATGAAAGAGTCAGGGCAAAACGTAGAGAATGTACAATCGAAGAATTGCATGTGATGGAAGAACATCTATCAGAAAAAGAATTTAAACTCATCCATGAGTGGGTTAAGATGCGATTTCCAAACAATATAATCAACAACAATTAAAAATATTCATACTAAAAATGGCTGAAAAGTGCTATATTGTGTCAACCAAAATTTTTAAAGGATACTAAAGATTAAATGGCAAATTTAAGTGTATATCAAAACATTATTCACAATAGAACTTACGCAGGAAAACATAACGGCAGAATGGAGAAATATGCCGAGTCGGTCGATAGATACATAGACTATATCAAGAATAGATTTACTGGTAATGATAAAATTGAAAAAGCCATAGAAGTGTGTAGGGAACTTATGCACGAACAGTCTATTGTTGGTTCAATGAGATTATTTTTCTCCGCTGGTAAAGCCGTTGATGCTGAAAATGCAATGGCATTTAATTGTAAATATCAAGCAATTGATTCTATTAAATCCTTTGCAGACCTGTTATATTCCTTACTCTGCACATGTGGTGTAGGAATATCTGTACAAAGTAAATTCGTAAATCAGTTACCTACATTACCCGATTCATGGTACACCAAGAATGAGATAGATGTCGTTGAAGATACTAGAAGTGGTTGGGCTTGGTCTCTGAATAATTTCATAGAACAATTATATGAAGGGAATGTCGTTGCATTTGATACGAGTAATGTTCGTGAACATGGTGCGCCACTATTAACTTCTGGTGGCTATGCGTCAGGGCCAGCACCATTATTGAAAGTGCGTGAATTTATATTAGATATGTTCAACGAAGCACTCGCATTGGGTCAAACAAAAATCAAACCAATCCAAGTTCATGATATCTGTTGTATGATTGCCGATTGTGCAGTTCAGGGTGGCGTTCGCAGAGCCGCTTTAATCAGTCTCTTCGATGAAAACGATGAAGAAATGATTTATTGCAAGACTAAGGAAAATCTAGCTCTATATCCATGGAGATATAATTCAAATAACTCAATGGTTTATTTTGAAAACAAAAAGCAATTCAAAAAGGCTTGGAAACTGACTAAGGTTAATGGAGAACCAGGATATATCTTCTACAAGAACATTGAAGAGAAGATGAAAGGGCTTGGCAGAGTAAGTAAAAAGGGATGGGGTGTAAATCCATGTGGAGAGATTATAATTCCACCTAATGCTTTCTGTGTTTCGGGGGATACAAAAATTATTACAAAGGATGGAATTGAAAAGATTGAGGATGTTATAGGAAAGGAAGTTGAAATTTGGAACGGCGTTGAATGGTCTAAGGTCAAGCCATATCAAACTGGAGATAATGACGATTTGTATAGAGTTTCATTTTCAGATGGTTCTTATTTAGATGCAACGAAAAATCACAAATTTTTGGTTAAAAATCGGTTTAATGTAGAATTTAAAGAAATCGATTTAATCGATTTAATCGATTTAATCAAAGATAGTAAATATAGTATACATTCACCAAGAAGTAATATTAAAATGATGGAAGATGAAGGCATTTCTATAAATGATGCGTATGAATATGGTTTCTTTATCGGTGATGGTAGCTTATTATATACAAAAAATACATGTACTCCAAAATCAGATATATTTACAAATAGTAATAAACCTATAAATGGACTCAATGGAAGGATTGTTGACAAAGTATATCAAAATCAAAATGGTTCAGAATACAAAAATATATATTTCGATACACTTAATGTAGATTTATGTAAACGTATGAAAACCGAACAAGGGCTACCCAAAGATATATTTTCATGGAATCGTAAATCTATACTAAAATTTATTGCTGGGTGGGCTGATGCAGACGGATGTAATGCCTCTAAAGGTATTCGCATTTATGGAAATTGTGAAAATATTAAAGATTTGCAACTTCTATTAACAAAGGTTGGTATAAATTCATCATTTAATATAATGGCGAAACGGGGAAGTGTTGCCAATACACCAAACAATGATACATTTATACGAAAATCTGGTGTATATTATGTTCAAATTGTAAAAACTATAAATATCCCATGCAAACGCTTAATATGCAACAATCGCAATGAATCTACTGGAAAGGGAAAAAATCAAATATATAAAAGTATTGTGAAATTAAATGGTAAACATAAATCGTATTGCTTAACTGAAAATAAATTACATCAATGTGTTTTTAATAATGTATTGACTAAGCAATGTAACCTAGTTGAGAAGGTATGTAGACCACATTACTCTCTCAAGGATGATATGACTCATGTAAGATACGTTACCATCTTAGCTTTATTACAAGCGACATTAACCGATTATGGTTTTGTTTCAGATGAAGTTACATTCAATCAGGAAAATGACCCAGTTATAGGCGTATCATTAACTGGTTTATGTGACTGTCAAGCATATACAACTGGTGACTTTGGTGCAAGATTAAGAATACTCAAACGGGTTGTTGATAATACTGTAGAAGAATTCTGGAAAGTCGTTGGGCTTAAATCAAAACCAAAGGCAAATACTTGTGTTAAACCATCTGGAACTGTATCTCAACTAGTTGGATGCTCGAGTGGTATTCATCCAAGATACTCCAAGTATTATATGCGTAGAGTATTAATCGGAACTGAAAGCCCATTACATGATGCACTTGCAAAGAATGGTATCTCATATGAAGATATTAAAGGTGTTAATGGTAGAGTATTTAAGTTTGCAATGAAGAGTCCAGAAAATTCACTTCTTGTTGAAGATGTGACCGCCAGACAACAACTTGAATATGTCAATGAAGTGTTGAATTCTTGGTGTGACCATAACCCAAGTTGTACTGTTTATGTTCGTGAACATGAATGGGAAGAAGTTGAAAATATCCTTATTGGTAATCATAAATTTATAGGATTATCATTCTTACCAGAATCGATTGCAACTAATACTAGCGGATTTCTATATTTGCCATATGACAAAATAGATAAAGCGACTTATGAAAAATATGCAGTTGAGCAAGATATAGAATGGGCTGATATTCTCAGTGAAGATACCAAAGAAGAAGATACCAAAGAAGTTGAACTGTGTTGTGGTGGGGGAAATTGCCATATATCGTAGGAGGTTATTATGGGTAAGGGTTTGAGTAGTAAAGGTCTTTCAAAGGAAGCTGGTCGGCGTAATAAGCAGATGAAAAGGGCTTCTTTGGAAGATGCTAAACCTGATGGTGGATTCAATGCCGATACGTGTCGAATGAACCGTAAGCAGAAACGTAAATGGGAAAAGGAGAATCGAAAGAAATGACAGGAAATGTATTAACAGGAAATATTATTTATTTCAGAAAACTTCACGATAAAGCAGTTATACCAGTAAAAGGCTCTAAGAAAGCCAAGGGATATGACCTTCACGCAATTGAAGATGTTGAAATCCTTGCTGGTGAATGGGCTTTGGTTAAAACTGGATTATGTTGGCAACCAGAAGATGATAAAGTAGGTCTTGGTATCAGACCTCGTTCGGGATTGGCTTTGAAATTTGGTGTAACCGTATTAAATGCTCCAGGAACTATCGATGCCGACTATCAGGGAGATATTGGCGTAATCCTAATTAATCACAGTAAAGTAGATTATTTAGTTAGTGCTGGCGATAGAGTTGCTCAGATGATTATAGAGGGTGCTGACGACGTTCATATCATCGAGTCCGATACAATCTGTAAGGATAAGACTGAAAGGGGTGAGGGTGGCTATGGAAGCACAGGAAAATAACATTCCACCCATGGGTACGCTTAAACCCCATACTTGTAATCGGTGTGGGAAAAGCTTACTTGTTTACGCATATGATTTGAAAACTGGCGAATATATATATTTATGCAAAGAGTGTTCAGTTGCAGTTCTAGGCAATTTAATAGAGAGAATATCTTTAAAAAATATAAAGAAATATATTTGACATTGTGATTTGAATATGATAGTATAGAATATCATCAAATGTGATGAATTAAACCAAATGGAGGTTTCTATAATGGAAACTAAGAAGAAAGAAATTGAAGCATATAAAGCTCGTTGCGACAAGATGACTAATGATGAACTTAAACAAGAAATCATTAAGCTCGAAAAAGAGAAGAAGGAAATCAAGAACAATATCGCAACGAAGACAGCAAGAATTAAAATCCTTGAGCTTGAAATTAAAAATGCTAAGAAAGCTGAACCTGTCGAAAAACCTGTTAATAAGGTTGAAAAGAAAGCTGAACCTGTCGAAAAACCTGTTAATAAGGTTGAAAAGAAAGCTGAACCTGTCGAAAAACCTGTTAATAAGGTTGAAAAGAAAGCTTCTAAGCCCCCTGTTAAGAAAGCTGAAAAGAAGAAGCCTGTTAAGATCATTAAATCCAAAGCAAAAACTCCTTCTAAATCAGATGACCTTGACGGACTTGACCTAGATGACCTAGACTCATAAACGATTTAAAATTTA